CTACCCCGGCGCGGTCGCAAACCCCAAAGCTGACGCGGTTCCCGTATGGGAGGCTGCGGGCTGGAAAGTCATCCCGACTGCCCCGGCCAAACCTGCCAAAATGAAAGGGCAATCAGATGACTGAAACACACCTCGGCAAACAAGTATTTGCCGCCACCGGTATTCCCGCAACCAATGACACATCTGGGTTTGAGGCGTTGACATGGGTTCGCGTCAACGGCTTTGTTGGCGGCTTCCAGCTTGGATTTTCAGCAAACAACGTGGACATTCCTGACATCGCATCGGGCATTACGCTGGGCGCAAAGGGTATGCGCAGCGGCAACGACAGCACGGCATCATTTCGCAATGTGGCATCCGACACAGGGCAGACCAATGTCAAAAGCTATGCTGATGGCTCCACATCGGCGCATTCGGTCAAGATCATTTCCGCAGCAGCAGGCCTTGCCGCCGCGACCGGTGATGCCGTGCAATACGCGCAGGGGTATTATCACAGCTTCCTTGAAAACGAAATTGCGGAAGGCGGGTATGAGGGCTTCTCTGTGAACTTCAAGCAGAACGCCGCGACCGTCAACGGCACAGAGCCAGCGTAACGGCATGTCAGCGAATGCAGGCTCAACAATTAAGGTCCGCCGCACTGGCGGGTCTTGGGTTGTGCTGGCGGGATATGCTGGTGGCCTAGGGCTTGGGGTGACTTCGGAAAGCCTGGCCCGCGATGGCGATGACGACGGCATGTTGCGGTTCATAAAAGGCAACTCCAACGGCGCGGTGTCGCAGATTGCTGTCCGGCTGATTGAGGATAACGCGGGGCAGGTTCTGATCCGCGAACTTGCCGAGTTTGATGACAACGGCCTTGGGGGTGTGCGGATTGAATACCCCCAAGGCTTGATCGTTGAGGCTGATGGCTTGTTTCATGGGCTTATCGAAAACCCCGTGAATGGCGACACCTATCAGGGCTTTATCGTTTCGTTCACGCAGAACGAGGTTGAGGTCCGAACCTAGCGCCCCGATGGGGTGGGGCGGCTGATTACGGAACAGGTCAGCCGCCCCGATGTTCCAATGTTCCAAGGAAACAACCGATGGACTTTACCAAATTTGACAGCGCCGCCAGTGCCTCCGAATGGATGCACCTTGAAATCGACAACGCCAAACTTTATTGGGACGCGAAAGACATGAGTCTGACGCTGACCAAGACCGACGCAGCCTGCAGGGTTGAGTTGAAGGGCGTTGGGTCCAATGAAGTTTTTGCCGCGTTCGAAAAATATCAGCACGCCGAAATGACATATCAGAACCACCTCAAGAAAGCCCGCTCCGCCGAGGTTGATGGCATCACGACGGCCCATGCTGAAAAGGCCGAAGGGCTTATGGATGACCTGATCGTGGTCGCGTGCAAGGATTGGGAAAATATCTATTTCGACGGCAAGGCCGAGGCGATGACCCCGGCGCTTATCCGCAAGATGATTGACCGGAAAGATGGATACTCAAAGCGCGCGATCCGCATGTTCCTGTTCAAGGCGCTGGCGGATCGTCGCGCAAATTTGACACCCGCCGCGTAGGACTGCGAACCTATGCGGCACAGCGGGGGTGGCTCAGTGTCACCCCCGAAAAGCACACCGAACCGCGATGGAAGGTTTTTGGTTGGGACATGCCGGAACTGGAAAGCGGGGAACACCTGCAGATCGTTTGGCACAAGGCTGGCGAATGCACGAACGGCGATGTCGCAACGCCTTTGAAGTGGCAAGAACTGATGGCATATTCTGCAATGACCGGCACAATTTTGACACATGAGGATTGGTGCATTGTCATGGAAATGTCTGTGGCGTATTGTTCCGCCATGTCTGACAGAAATGCCTTGTCCATGTCACCCGTAGAAAGGCTTGCAAATGGTTGACTTTGCGACACTCGGGGTAGGAATGGATACCTCAGCCCTGTTGCGCGGAAAGACGGCTTTAACTGACGTTAGCACGGCAGCGGTTGGCGCAGAACGATCCGCTGACAGGGCAGGGCGCGCGTTTGGTGGCATGGGGCGCGGGCTTGGGGTAATGGCGGCTGCTGCGCTTTCTGCCGCCTCTGCTATGGCCTTGATGGGGTCATCAATTCGCGCCGCGCGGGCATTTAGTGGCGCGCTGGCAGAGACTGGCACACTGATCAATGGCAACGCTCAAGAAATGGCTGCTATTGAAGTAGCTGCATCGCGCATGGCCCGCACGTTTGGCACAACAGCCACAGCGCAGGTGGAGGCGTTTTATCAGGCGATATCTGCCGGGTCCACAAGTGCCGCTCAAGCAACGGAATTGCTTGAGGCTGCAAACCGTCTGGCCATTGGCGGCGTGACCACGACCACTGTGGCCGTCGGTGCGCTGTCAACGGCTATCAACTCATACGGTGCGGCAAACCTCAGCGCGGCGGAAGCAAGCGACATTCTGTTTACTGGCGTTCGGCTTGGTGTCACGACGATTGACGAATTGGCGGGCGCGGTTGGAAACGTCCTGCCCATTGCAAACGCTCTTGGGATTGGCTTTGAAGAAGTCGTCGCTGCAACGGCTGCGCTGACCACGCAGGGCCTGACTACCGCGCAGTCTGTCACAGGCTTGCGCGCCGCGCTTGTGGCCGTGACGGGGCCGACATCGGAGGCGCGCGATCTTGCTGCCAGCCTTGGGCTAGAATTTAACAGCACATCTTTGACGGCGCAGGGATTTGCCGGGTTCATGCAGTCAGTTATTGACGCGACGGGCGGGTCAACAGATTCCATGCGAACGCTGTTCGGGTCCGTTGAGGCCACCACGGCGGTCATGGCGCTGGCAGGGGGCGGGGCGGCTGCACTGGCAACAGGTCTTGACGCAATGACGGACAGCGCCGGAGCGACACAGGCCGCGTTTGACATTGTGGCGGATAGCCTTAATCAGCGCATGACAGTAGCACTTGCGACATTGGCGGACATTGCGCGCGATTTTGGCGGCGTTTTGCTTGCCGTCGCGGTTCCGGCGCTGGAAACCTTTGCAAGCGTTGCGGAACTTGCAGCCGACAATGCCGACAAGCTGCTTTATGTCTTGCCGTTCCTGATCGCGCCCCTTGCATCAATAGCGTTTTCCGCCGCTGCATCCGCCGTTTCACTCGGTGCCGCTGGCGTTGCTGCATTCACGCTGACAGGCATTATGACAGCCGCCACGACTGCCGCCACATTCATGTGGGTTGCGCTTGGCGGCCCGGTTGGCGTTGCCGTTGCTTTGGCTGCTGGCCTCATGCTCATTGTCAACGCGAACCGGGAAGTGCGGGACACGGCGGTTTTGGCTACGCAGGCGCACGAACAATACGAGGTTGCCATTCGGGGTGTGGTAGAGGCGTCTGGCCTTAGCGCGGCTGGTGACTATGTGCGCGACCTTGAGGCACAGATGGAGGCGTCACTTGCCGCCGCCGTTGCAGACCGCGACTTGATGGAGGCCCGCATGTTGCTGGCGTCCATGACTGACCCTGACGCCTATCTCATGTTCGGCGCGCAGATGGACGAGATGGTTCGCACCATTGCGCGTATCCGTGCCGAAATGGAGGGGCTAGGGTCGGCTGCTGACGTTGTGGTCCCCGCCCTTGCGCCAATCGTGCCGATACTTGATGATGCGGCGGTAGAGGCTGGCAATGCGGCAACCGCCGCCGGAATGCTTGCCCGCACCATTGAAACGCTAGGCCAGTCAGAAATGGGCGGGCTTGTCGGGCAGATTATGAACGTAGCCGGGGCCTTGGGCATTGCAGCAGATGAAGCGGCTCGCGCCGTTGGTGGCATCCGTGCGCTTGCCATCTTCCAAGCTGAGGGTGGCGGCGGGCGGGGTGGTGATCCTCGCAGCTTCATACCCGGCAACAGCGCGGCAGACATGGACCTGACGGCGGCAGACGCATTCTTGGCAAACTTGAACCGACCATCACTTGGCGGCGGTGGTGGCGGTGGAGGCGGCGGTGCAGACCGTGAAGCCCCACTGACCGCCTTGCAAGCCATGCTTGGCCCGGACGATCCGACAGACGCGATTGAGGCTTGGTATGAAACAGCGAACACGGCGCTTGCCGATGCGCAACTTCTTGAGCGCGGCATGTTGGAAGAACATGCCTCGTATCGCCTGCAGATCGAGCAATCATACAGCGATCAGCTCATGGCCCTGCGCCGTTCACAACAGGACGAAGACCTTGGCCATTATCAGTCATTTTTTGGAACCATGGCGGGTGTGTTCCAAAGCGGCGGGGAACGCATGCTGGGTATCAGTAAGGCGTTTGGTTTGGCCGAGGCGGCGGTCAGCATGTGGCGCGGTGCGGCCAAGGCGTTGGAACTACCATTCCCCGCAAGCCTTGCGGCATGGGGGCAAGTCATCGCCACCGGGGCCAAGGCATTGCAGGGGATCAGTTCGGCCAAGCCGGGCAACCCCGGAATTTCAAGCGGTGGCCAAGCTGCGTCGGCGGCAGCACCACCACCGCAATCGCAGAATGTAATCATTGACCTGGTCGGCGCAACGGGTCGGCAGATTGACCAGTTCCAAGCCTTCGCCGACACCTTCAACGAGGCATCACGGCAAGGGCTTATGACTAACGTGACAGTGAGGGGCGCATAAATGGCCGTTGTAATCGCCACGGGCTTTACTGGCACGACATACGGCCTCACCCATGGCAGGGTCTGTTATGAGTGGTTCCGGGACGGCACGCCGACCGCCACCACGGCTGCGGCGGGGTTTGCGGCGGTCAATGCGTTGCCGCCCCGATCTGATAGCGCATGGCGTCCTACGGCTATTCCTGCGACGTGGACGCTGACATATCCGACCGCGCGGAATGTCAGCTTTGTGGGTATTGCAAAACACGACCTTGGCACGCTCAACGCCACGGTGGCGATTGAATATCTTGTGGGCGCGACGTGGACGGCGTTTCCCGGCGCGGGTGCGCTTGCCCCTGCCGATGACACGCCGATCCTGCTGTTGACCGCGCTGACTGAGGTTGACGGGGTGCGGGTGCGGATCACGGCGGCAGATGATGAACCAACCGTATCAATAATCATGGTTGGTCTGGCAGACGAATGGCCGCGACCGTTCGTATGGCCCGGACAGCCGATAACCGAAGGTGACCGGATCGGGTTTGAGAACACAATCGCCGTTACTGGCAATTGGCTTGGCCGTTCGGTTGTGTCTGACGGCCTGCAATTCGGCGTGGAGATGAACCACGTTGCTGAGACGTGGCGGCAGACAGACTTTAAGGCGTTCAAGGCATACGCCAACGGCGAGGATGCTGCGTTTTTCATTGCGCTACGTCCACTAGATTATCCCAATGAATTGGCCTATGCTTGGGCGACAAATGTCGTGACCGCTACCCGTGCCATGCCGAACAAACGGATTAGCACGTCTGTTTCAATGCAACTCCAAGGGCTGCGGCCCGCCACAACTTGA